GACACCCTTTAAGGTATGAACTAAATTTTCTCCTTCATGTACATGCATTTCAGAAAGAATTTTACCTTTTCCAAATTTGGCGTGCCAATTTTGCATTAAAATTCCATCCTTCTCTTCATATCCCTCAACGCACGTCATAAAAGTATCAATCTGCTTCAACTCATTTGGATTATCCTCTGGACCTTTGAACAAGGCTTCATTAACAAAAGCTGTACGAATATCCTTAACTTCAATAGCTACAGTTTTATCCAAAGTAAAAGAACAAATATCCTTAAATTCATATCCATCTAATTCTTTCATAGTTGATTTTAACATGTCCCAAGAGAAACTAGCATTGCGAGCAGGATCTCCAATACACTCTAGAGTTATTTTATCAACGGAAATTTTTTGTTGTTCCATTAAATGTTCAACATCTTTGACATAGTGTAATGGGATCATATAAGTATAACCAAAAATACCAAGAGCTGAACCAGCAGCAATAATATTCTTATTTGACATATGGAAAAACATAGCATGTAGATTGTTATCAATAATCTTCTTTGACAACATCCATGCTTCGTGATCTGTACCGCTTTGCTTAACTGATTTAGGTTGTGCTCTAAGTCTAGAGCGCAACTTTTGTCTATTAAACCAGCCTGTGTTTCCATATCTTTGAAAAGTGGAAACTTCTTCATCATTCTTTGCAAAATATCTGTACAAACCATATGTACCAGCCAATAATGCAGCAAACATACCACCATACTTCAAATAAGACATTATAGTTTCCTTATCTGGCATCTTTGATTCAATCCATGCAATCTTCTCCTTGATCCAATTCCATAATCGACTTAACCAACTTCTAAAACCAAATGCTTTATCCTTAGTGAATTTAAGAGTACTAGAACCCATCTTATAAGAAATCTTCAAAGCTCGAACTACCCTATCATTAACAAAAGAAGCGGCTGAAGCAATCAACTTTCCTAAATCTTTAATTAAAGAATATGCCTTTCTTAATGCCAACTTGACATTATCCCATAGAACTTTATTAAATCTTTTCATAGCTGAGATTGCTTGTCCGACTTTAACTTCAGTAGCTCTCTTAATTGCCAACCAGAGCTCTTTTACTTTCGTAGTGATAGTTTTATCTTCCGGTTCAGGAGTTCCAAATAATTCTTTACAAGCTTCTTGAATAATTTCTTCATCTGTCATAGGAGTGTTATCAACAATCTCTTGTATCGACTTGATATCCTCAGCCGACATTTCTTCTTTATCATCAAAAGTTGAAATAACATCAGGTAAAACATTGTGAGTAGGTTCTTCACTAGCTCCAGATTGCTTTTTACTCTTTCTATCTTCAACCATCTTAGTGAAATTTTGAACTAATCCAGTGTTAAATTCCTCAAAGAAAGCTTTCCTTCTTTTAACTTCATCAAGCCAGCCTTTATAAAC